CAATAGTGGATCGGAGTTTACAAAAAGTGAGAAAAATACTATTATTTTAAGTATACTCTATATTTAGTACTCTAATTAGTATGTCTATTTTAAACCAATAGTAAAAAAGTATAAAATAAAAATAAAAGTAAGGTTTAAGTTTTTAGTAAATCCGGATCCACTTCGGGTGATCGTTTTATAATATGAGTTTTAGAAAAAGTTATTAAAAAAAATAAAAATAATTGTTAATATTATATAAAATGGGTAAATCTACTATACCAGAACCAATAATGGGAATATTAATTGGTTTCTTACTATCATGTTTATTGTCATGTTGTTCTTGGTCTTCAAGTATGTATTTAGCAGGACGAGCTGTGAGAGGTGCGGCTAGAGCTGTTAAAGATGTTCGCGAAAATATCGTGGTAGAACGAAAAGTGGAAGTTGAGGAAGTTGAGGAAGTTGAGGAAGTTGAGGAAGTTGAGGAAGTTGAGGAAGTTGAGGAAGTTGAGGAAGTTGAGGGAGTTGATATAAAGAACGTTAAATCAACACCCTTTACAATCCCTCATCAAATCGCAAGTGGTGCCGATGGATGGTGTGTGGCCGATGGTAAAACTGTACATCAGGATGTTCCGGGGTGTGGTCGAATATGTTCAAGTTGGGAGTATATTGGGAGTAAAAACAAAGGGTCGTGGGGTTTATGGGGTGATAATCAAAATGGTATTGATTGTCCAGCCGCCGAGTTAGACCAGGTATGGGAATTAACTGGGGGTTCTACTAGTGGGAGACCAAATAGACGACTTACGGTTGGTAAATATAGTGAATCTGAAATATGAACCAATAATATTAGGTTAAAACAAAGGATCTAGATATTTATAAATGAAACCTATAATTAAGTGGGTCGGAGGAAAGACTCAGATTTTAGATAAAGTTTTAGAATCTTTTCCGAAAGAAATGAATAATTACCACGAACTATTCGTGGGTGGTGGTAGTGTTCTATTCGGTTTACTCGAGAGTAAAGATATTACCGTGAAAGGTAAAGTATATGCGTACGATAAAAATCAAAAATTAATAAACATGTATAGGCAAATCCAAACAAATCCAAATGAAATACACGATCATTTAATTAAACTCTTTACCACATATGATACACGAACCGGTACGGAAGTAAACCGTAAACCAGAATCTGAAGAAGAAGGTCTAACATCGAAAGAAAGTTATTATTATTGGGTACGTAAAACGTACAATGATTTGATTCCAATTACACCCATACACACCGCGACATTAATTTTTCTAAACAAAACGTGTTTTAGGGGTTTGTATAGAGAGGGACCTAATGGGTTTAATGTACCTTATGGACACTATAAAACTACACCTGTAGTAATACCGTTAGAAGATGTATTGAAAATACAAGATCTTATAAAAAATGTGGTTTTTAAATGGTGTGATTTTAGGGCCGCATTCACACAAACTATAAACGATGGTGATTTTATATATGCGGATCCCCCGTATGCACCGGAAAGTGTTCGAAGTTTTGTAGGGTATATGCGAGATGGATTTGATATAGATGATCATGAAGATTTATTTAATTTATTAAAACAGTCTGATATTGATTTCGTCATGTCTAATGCAAAAGTCTATCTTGTAACCAATAGTTTTAAAGATTACAAGATTGAAGATGTTCCGGTGAGACGCGCTATCCATTCAAAAAACCCAGGTTCTTCTACAATAGAGGTTCTTGTACATGGATGTAATAGAGAAATGGCTTAAAAAAAAGATACATATGAAATATATAAAAAATGTCTCTTGAACAAGATTATACAACAGTACCAGGTCAATTATTTGCGTGTCTTTCTATTGTAGGACCAGAAGCGCCACAAAAGAACGATAAGTTCGGAATTAAGATTAGGGGTGCATTTAATTCACGAGATGAAGCTGCTTCTCATGCCAAACGTCTTCAAAAGGAAGATTCGACCTTTGATATTTATGTCGTAGATATGTATAAGTGGTTGTTAATTCCACCAGATCCGGTTCAAATTGAGGACGCGCATTACGCTGATGAAAAGCTCGAAGAGCTTATGTCGGGGTATAAGGAAAATCAAGCTCAAGCTGCTGCCATGTTTGCTGAACGTAAGCGTGATATGATGGCGGCTAAGGCACCGGGTACGGATAAATATTTTAAGAGTGGTGACGAAAATTCCAAATTTTATACTAAACCGGACGAGGCTCCGATTAGTCATCCAGCAGAAGTTTTGGAACGTCTTCAAAAGGAAAAGCCAGACGCGGATATGGAAGATCTTGTTAAGGAAGCGGATGAAATTGTTGCACAAGAAATAAAGGAAAGAAAGGAAAAGAGGGAAAAAGAGGCTAAGGAAGCGCTTGAAAAAGAGGCTAAGGAACGTGGTTTTGATTCAGTCGAAGCCATGCAAAAAGCCGATGATGATAAATTGGTGGAGGAAGAAGCAAAGAGAGTTCAGGTTGAAAACTCAACGGAAGCTCAGATTAAGGAAGAAGTGGATACTGGGGAGGAAGAAGTAACTTCTGATGATAAGGAAAATACACAAGTCTAAATTATTTTTGTTATGTAATTGTAAGTATGTTGAGTATTATATTGAACATAATCACCATTCTTATTGTACTATTTTCTGTTGGTTTATTTTTACGATTGTATAGAGATCGAAAAAGTAAATCAGATAGAGCAGACCCTGTTACTGCATCTGAGGTTGCAACTGATATTATGAAAGATCCACTCGTTGTAAGTCGAGCATATTTTACTGAAAAGAGATATGGACCTATTGGTAATTTTGATGGCCAACAAACACCTTCCGAATATTTATGGATAAGTGGTAAGCCTATCCAGGTCTAAGTATAACTGGTTGCATGGTTTTACCCATAAAAAATCCAAGTAAAAAAGCGACGAATATGATAACGTACCCTGTTTTATCTAGATTTTCAAAAATATCGTATTTAATTTGTTTTTCTTGGTGTTGTGGTGCATACATATGCTGAGGCGGAATATAATATTGATCGTCACGTTCCGGTTCAGTTTCTTGTTCTATGTCTTTTGAATCGTTAATGAAATCGTCTGGGTTGTATTCTATTGGCGTACCAACTTCTGCTTCCATTATATAGATTTTAATTTTATTTTTTTAAGCTCATTATTCCTCATCTGAATATTCCTCTTCGTCTTCTTCGGAATATTCTTCGTCATCATTATCATCATCAACTACGAATCCTTTTAAGTTTCCGTGTTCATCTCCATCTGAATCATATTCGGAGTCAGAATCATCATCTTCTTCGTCATCCGTACAAAAATCTTCGTCGTCACTTTGGAGTAAATCGACATCCGAGTTATATTCGTCTTCTTTATAATCGTCTTCAACTTCTTCCTTTAATTCTAAACGTTGTGGAGCCCTTGATATTCTTCCCGAACGAGTTTTAACACCAATAGCCATGTTTTAAGATAATAAAACAGAATTCTTTTAAGTATTTTTACTCAGTTAGTGTTCGTCTTTTTATTTTTATTTCGTTTCTTACGTATAATTCTTCAAACCGTATTTTTAATTTATCTGATATGGTTCCTAATTCTTGGATTACATTTGTATCACCTGATACTGTACTGAGTGCTATTTCATCTAGATTTATTAGGGCGAGTTTCATGAACTTACGTGACAATTCGATATGTTTGTTACTGTGTTCTAAAGCTAGGTGTATATTTGCGATAAATTCTTTGTATATAGAATTGTTTAGACCTGAATATTTGATTGTTTGTTTTATTAAAGAATGTATTTGTTCTGTATCTGGTATTTCCTTAATTAAAGACGATACCATGTAAATTACAAGTGCTAAAAAAATTAAAGCTAACATTGTCTTCTATAATTTAGTGATTATTTTATCTGTGAGATCGTGAACGCGTGAAATACAATTACACTTTTGTTGTATTTTATTTTTCGTAATTTGAAAAAAAGTGTTAGTATTGTTACACTTTTTACACGAATAGGATGTATTTACCATGTATATATTTGGTTTTTTCCCCTTTTCTATTTTTGATATGGTCACAGTTTCATTTTTAATAACGTGTTTTTGTATAAATTTTGATAAAATATCTTTTACATCTTCTGGATTTTTATTTTCTTCTTCTTTTTTCGTTTTCTTTGTAACGTACTTGTTTATTTTTCCATCATTATCACCTTCATTTTTTAATTTATCTGTAATTTTAGACGGTAACTGGTGTCTTCTTCCGGTAAAATCTTTACAAAACCCAAAATGTCTCATTATGTCTGTATTAGAAAAACACTTTTGCATGATCGTGTTGTTAGCGATAAGGAACCATACGTGATTAGAATTATGGTTACATTTTTTATTTTCACAATAATGGGATGTTGTAGATACAAGAAATTGACCTTTATGTTCATACATTTTTGTTATTTTAGCCATACTTTGACCTTCGAGGTGTTTTCTAACGAAGTGTTCGACGTTTGATATAACTTCCTGATCTTTGAACTGGTTTTTGATTTGTGTAGCTGTAAAGTCGTCTTCTCTTTTTATTTTACTTCCTTCTATATTCACTGGGTCATCTCTTTCTGTTCTGAGTGTTGCCATTTGCATTATTTTAACACTCGCTATATGTCCTTCAATTGCTTCTAACATACTGAAAGGTCCACACCTATATATGAAAATGGGTCTATATTCACCTTGTGTTTCTTTCCCTGTGTTATTGCATTGTTTGCACCCCTGACCGGAACATGCTTCATGCTTACCCTTTTTATGTGACCATGGCATACGAAACCCACTTCCTTTTGTTTTTCGAGATGAACTTCCATAGACAGACTCGTCGACAATATCTTTCCATTCCTTTGAACCGTAAGCTAAGTTGAGTGTGTTTATAATATGTTCTCTAAGTGCTAAGGCAGATGATCTATTTACTACAAAATCGGTCCAGTTAATGTGAATACCCGTTTTTATAAGGTGTCCAGCTGGTTTTGGAGCAGCTACGGATATGAGAGCTTCTTTACCTCCGAATTTTTTTACCTTATCACATATCACTTTACATATACTTTCAACTTCCGAAAATGTCATTTCATCTTCGTCTTTATAGTCGAGATCTACAAAAAAGTTATAGTTTTCTGTTTTCTGTTCGACGACAAATATCTTTTCACCTGAATTATAAGCCTCTACGTACTTTTCATAAAAAGTATTCAATCTATCAAATGGCACGGAAAGGACGCCACCGTCCATGAGCACATGTGATAAATTGGAACCATTCCAGAACCCCTGTTCTTTACACCATTTTTTAAACATGGTTACTTACCAATTATTGTTTTTATTTTTTTATATTCATTAATCACTATCGTAGTGATGTCTCCAAATTGTTTTTCTAACTGATACTTCTGGATATTCTTCGTTTTCTGATAAAGACTTTTTTAGTACAAGTAGTTCATATACTTTATCATTCGTGTGTAATTCTGCATACCTGTTTGCTTTTTCTCTCGTATAACCATGTCTTTCTACGAGAAGATCTGCTATTTGCGAAAGAATATAAACCTTGGACTTCATTATTTAATAGAGAAGGTTTTTCTATTCGTTGAAGTTACACACGCGTAGAATTCTGGGTTATTAAGAACATTTTTAACTATTCGATCCCACTGTTTTTTGGTATTAAACTCTGTTAATGTTTCAAAATTCATGAAATCGTTTTCATCAAACGTTCTTTTAATTGGTTGTTTTTGTATTTTTTTAAGGTTAGTTTTTTGTTTTTCATCGTTGAACTTTTTTATGAGTTCCGATTGTTCTTGTTGTGTATAATTTACGAAAAATATGAACACATTATATTCTAATTCAACACCGGGGCTTTCTTTGACTATAAACTTGAAAGTCGTATATTCACCTTTTTTTAGAGATACAACCCCTCGTGTTTCCTCCTCTAATTCTCTCAGCGCACACCTAATTGGATTTGGAATTTCTCTTCGCCTGCACCCTCCGGTGACGAAAATCCAATCTTTGAATCTTCGATCCCGGACAGTCAGAAACTTTGGTTTGGAACCTGTAAAGGATACAGGTATAGCTATAGCCTTATATTTCTTCATTGCTCATTAGCAAGTTATAATTAAGCGAGATGATTATTCTGAGGATTCTTCCTCGCTTTCTTGATTTTCTTCTATATCATTTTCTACTTGGGCTTCGTTTGACCTGTTATTTTCGTTCATTTGAGGCGCTCCTGAGTTAACTGGAATTGGTCCTATTTGCGATAAAAATGAAGTTATTTTTCCATTCGTACCCTTGACTTCATTTAATTCGTCTTTTGTGCTTTTGAGTTCTTTGTATAGGTATAATGAACCTACTATACAGATTAGAATGGCAACAACTGTAGCGGTATCTCGATCAAACGTAAACATTATATGTATTAAAATATAAATTTATGTTTTTAAGTTCGTATAATCGCACCCATGTGTGCGCCTTTTTCCTTTGGACACTCATATCCCTGTTGAGCAAATTGAATCTCCTGGAAGTGACCTTCTTTACACTCAGCATTTTGTAATTGTTCGTGTTTTTTAGAGTCGACGAGATGATTCAAAGTTCCGGATTTGGGATCATATGTAATAATAAAAATGAAAGCAGAGAGAAAAACTAATTGCCAGAACATTTATAATAAGTGGCTAAAATTAAATTAGTTGGAATACATCAAACCACCCATACCGTTTTCGATACGGAGGATGTTGTAATTGACACCATAGAAATCATAATATTCGAACGTGTCACCTTCGACGACAAGTCTCGCGGAATCGAGCCTACTGAAGTTGAGCGACCCAGTTGGTTGGACCTTAGACGTATCGAGACAGAATGGAACCAAGATAACTGAATCGTTATTTTCACCACCAGTGCAAACATCACCGTGAGCTGTGTGGTAATAGATTGGCGCCGATGTAAAGTGTGGGGACACTGTCTTTGGGTCAGCAACATCCGTACCATTGATTTGAAGTCTCATCTTCGTGGTGTCAGTAAGTGCTTTAGTACCACTAGCGGTGTTTTCTGCGATCAAATACTTGATTGGGTGGTTAAAGTTAAGTTCTTGTGTAGCTGACCCTGATGCAACAGCTTTTTGTGTTTGTGTGACGATCATGTTTTGTGGCGTACTGGACAAAGCCGTGCGTTCATCCGTATCGAGGTGGATGAATTGAGAGAAAACTTCAACATCACTTGGTGGAGAAGCAGCCCATGTAATTCTCAATTCCACATCGTGGTATTGGAGCGCGACCAATGGGAGTGCGGATTGGGCGTTTTCGCAAAACGAAAACCTGAGTGGGTAGAATGTACCTTGACCGGCAACGTACGACGATTTAGCGGCCGTTTGGTCCATGGTAACTGGCGCGAGTTGCGCGGAAAATTTATACTCTTGTGTGTCGATGACTTGACCACCGATCAAAAGTTCAACTTTGGAAACAGCCGTTTCCCACGCGACGTGATCAGCCGATCTATCGGCGAGATAGACGTAGCCGAGCATATCACCTTTACGCTCGAACCTAACAGTGGACATACCGTTAGCAGATGGGTTGCCCTGGATAGTTTGTCTTTCGACAGTTTGGGCAAAGTTTGTGTGACGTTTATAGTTAGATCTAAAAAAAGAAACTTCGGGTTGGCCGACAAGGTGCGCATCTTGGGCGCCTACAGCAACGAGTTGAGCAATACCTCCAGACATATTTTATATTATACTAAGGTTTTTTATTTTTAAGCCCATGTATAATATGAAAGATTGAAAAAAATGAATTACGCTGCTGTGAATGAGATTGCATTCATGTATATTTTTTCCGCACCAGATGCACCAATTTTGGATACGGTCAAAAGACCGTGACTGTTCTGGTCTATGGAAACATCGGTCGTAAATGCGATAAAATCAATACCAGCTGTGATTGTTTTAAGAACTTTTCTATCTGCTCCTGACGCTACAAGGGGTACGACGACTTGACCACCACTTGGTAAGTTTGTTACGTTAAGTATTGCAACATCTGCATCTATTGATACAGCGGGTGCTGTTCCATACGTTTTGTTTTTACAATCTATTTCGAGCGTTCCCGAACCCGTAGTCCAAGTAGTTGAAATTTGTGTGTTTGTGAGTTGAAGGTTTTGGGAATATACGTTACCTCCTGTATGTACATCTTTACCAACTTCAATGTTATTCGTTGTAACAAACGCATTACCCGTAGCTGTAAGTTGTAGAACGTTTGAAGTTATATTTGAACCTACAGCTGAACTTGCAACATCGTCTAAACCGAAAGGTGACGCTGCTACATTTAAACCACCGATCGTGATAACATCGGCTGAAACGTTACCTGTAATTGTGAGTACATTGGACCCATACGTGTTAATTGTAAGGTTAGAATCTGTGGTCGCACCCCAAGCTGTACGACCAACACTGACGTTAGCCTGTACGCCTGTACCTTCCTCGTGGATAAATTCCATAGTTGAACCACCTTGTCCCCCTGAATCGTAAATCTCACCTGTCGTGTGATTAATCGCTAAAACGTTCTTTGACGATGTTCCTCCACCGACAACGTCTGGATCGACCTCAATAGCGTTAATTATTTTTAGGGGGCTTTTATTGAGAGATGTACCTGCGGTCGATTCAATTATAATATCGGTTGCGAAATCGATTCTTTTCGTAGCTGCGATATCGATATCACCCGCGGACGTTAAACCCGTGGTCGCGTTATTAAACGCGACCGTTCGTGTTGTCGTTGCACCCCCCTCTGTAATAGTCTGTAAAGTAGAAGAAACATCGTCCCATGCTACACCCGCGGCTGAACTTCTAAGGAATTTTTTACTTGATGCTGTATGAGGAGGAAGTTTATCTAACGCCGTTCCAGACGCTGGACCTAATAACAGTTCGTTTTGTGCTACTGCAGTTAAACCCGTACCACCCTTGGCGAGTAAGACTTGTGAGCTCAAATGAGTGGGGTCGAGTACAGTAAGACCTGTAGCTACACCCGTACCACCACGTGCAATAGCAACTTGACCGGTATGGGAAGCGTGGCCTAAATTTAAGCCTGTTATAGCTGAACCGGCACCTGATATAGTTGTTGCACCAACCTGTGATACGTTAATTGAAGAACCATGGAACGAATCCGCGGTCATTTTACCTGTCGTCGTGACGTTACCGGATAAGACGTTACCCCAAACGTTTGCGGTAATATACGGGTGGTTAGTTATACCACTTGCTAATGTTGGTACGATATGTGGACCAACTGGATCACTGTGTGTGTATGCGATCGTATATTCCTTCTCATCACCTCTAAAACCATGAACAATATTTGAAGTACTCATGGTCATGACCATACCCAAATCAATATTATCACTCGAGTTATTGTTACCGACCTCTATAATTGGATCGTTAATCGTTAGACTGTTTTCATGACGAGCAGTGATGTTTCCTACGACGTGTAAATTACCTGTAATTTCAACATTTGAACCTAGTGTCACGAGATCGTCTCCGTCGAATTGGAGTTTTGGGTTCGTTGATAATACTTTACCTCCATCTATAAACGGAATACGGTTAGCATCTAAATCTTGTGTTGTAATCGAACCGGTTAGCGTTGATGTATCCAAAGTTGCGTCTGATATTGTTGTTGTCCATTGAGGTACATTTCCATTCATATGTAAAATTTGTTTATCAGTCCCTTTAACGAGTCTGTTTAATGAATTAGCATTATCTGAATATAATATATCACCTTGTGCATACGCATTTTGACCCGTACCACCTTTGGTTTCGGGTACTACGGGTAAAACGGTATCACTGAGTGTGTTATTATTGTATTGTACTACATTTGCTGCGTTAATACCCGATATTTTTGCACCATTACCTTCCAGTGTAGTAGCTTCTACGAATCCGGTAACGAGACCTCCGGTTTCTATGACATTGGATGTTGTATTCGAACCTATGGGACCACCACCGACGATCTCATCTAGTGTAGATGCAACGTCCATCCACGTGGGTACGCCCGTTCCTGAATCAAATTTTAAATATTTATCGTTCGCTCCCGATGCGGTTATTGGTGCTAATGTTGTTGGTCCCGATGCGTAAAGCATATCACCTGTATTGTATGTACCAATGTTGGTACCACCACGCTCAACATCAAGTATCCCCGTATCTATATGTTCGGCGCTTATATTTGTTATATTTGCACCATCACCTTGAAACGTACCTCCGGATGACGCAATAATATTTTGGCCTTCGATAGAGGTAGATACCGTTATTTTACTCGCTGTTATTGTATTTGAACCTGCAATGTTACCGAATATTGCGTTATCGTTTGGGTTTCTTACGAAGACGTTACCACCGATATCGACGTTGCTCGTTGTAAAAATACTACTCGCTGCTATTGTATTAGCCCCCGCAATATTACCATAAAGCGCACTACCCGATTCTCTTATAAAAACATTACCACCGATATCGACGTTACTCGTTGTAAAAATACTATTATGAGCATTTGAAAATATGATTGTATTTGACGTGATATTACCTTGATTTGTTATATTTTCCATCGTAAGATTTGAAAGGTAATACGAATCACCTCGGTAATTTTGTGCATTGACGTTACCGACCGTATCTAACGCGAATTCTGAAGCATTTGGTATATTGAATACAGTTTGACCTAAAGCACCTATAGTTAATTTGTTTTGGGGGTTCGTATTTGCAATGGCAACGTGATCTGTTGCTTGTAAATCTCCCGAATGTATGATCCCAGAAACTTGGATTTTGTTTGTTTTATTTCCATCTATAGCAACGGCGTTTAATGTTGTTTTGAAGTTATCTGATCTTATCGTACCTGATGAAACGATAGTTTCGTTTGTATTTGTAAAAATTGCAGTATTAGATGACGTATTACCTAAATCAATTGCTGATGCTAAATCTACACCACCTAGGAGGGATGTAGGAACACTTGAATCAACAACTTCTTTTGTGGTCGCCGAGTAACCCACAAGGTTAGAACCTGCTATTTCCGCGACCCGTAAAGGTGTCATATATATAGAATTTGGTGTGGGTGTATCAATGGCAATATCTGAAGCATTGAACACGATTGTGTTTTCAGCCTGATTATCCAAAGCATGTTTACCAAACCGGATTTTGGTAGACCGCTCGATGGTAGGTATGTTTTTAACCATTTAATATAAGTATGTATTTTAATTTGCGTAGATAAGACCGGCCATACCATTTTCAATTCTGAGTATATTGTAATTAACCGCGTATATCGGATCGGTTATTTTCATTGTTTGGCTAATTACCTTAGCTGAATCTAAACGACTAAAATTGAGAGTTCCTGTCGGCTGGAGCGAACTCGTTGAAATACAAAAACAATGTAAAAAGAAATCGGGTGACGTTACGAACGTCGTGTGATAATAATTTGGTACTTCCATGAAATGGGGTTTTCCGTATTTAAAATTGCATATATCTTGACCGTTAATTTCTATTTTGATTTTATTGGTATCTGATGTTAATGCACCTCCCGTGGTTGTATCTGAACACGCGAGATACTTTACCGGGTGGTTAAATACGAGTTCCTGTGCAAGTTCGTTCGATGGTAAGCTTTTCTGGACTTGTGTGATGAGCATGTTATGGTTTCTCGAGGCGATATTACCACGTTCTTCGTTATCCAAATAGTAATAGTTCGAATAACAGTCAAATTCGTAGTTTTCAGCTTGCGAACCCCAGTGAATTCTTAATTCAACTTCGTGGTATTGTAGTGCGATTATGGGTAAAGCACATTGCGCACCTTCACAAAAGAAGAATCGCAAAGGGTAAAAATATGAACGAGCACTTATACCTGGGTGCGTACCTAATGCGCTTTTAGAAATATTGGATGCGAACGTATCAATGGCGATTTTCTCTGTAAAAACGGCGTCTTGGGTATCTATAACCTGACCGCCTATGAGTAATTCGACTTTATCTATGAGATAATCCCACCTTTCAACGTCGAGTGCTTGTGTGGAATTGTGTATAGTTAGATACGTGTATCCTAAAAGGTCACCTGATCTTGGGAATTTGACCGATGACATAGCGTTATTTTTCACAGATCCCTGTATCGTTTGCTCTTCTATGGATTGTGAAAAATTAGAGTGTCGCTTATAACTGGAACTAAAGAATGAAATTTCTGGTTCGCCCATTATGTGCTTATCTTGAGCACCAATAGCGATTAGTTGTATAACACCAGAAGACATTTATAATAATAAAAGGTTTAAATTATACCTACGAGACGCCCTGAAAATTATTTTTTGTAGGGTAAATTTCTTTTTTTGCAAACGAATTTAAAAACGAAAACAGCGTCACCACATGCAGCTGCGTCACCATTCTGTTTATCTAAATTAAAAGTTAATCTATCGAGTGTTCGAATTGGGTTATAATATTGTTGGATAATTGGGTACTCGTTTCTGAAAAAAACTGCTTTTTGTGCTCCCCCGGCATGTAATGTGTGTTCGCATATAATCGTACCAAAAATTCGGTTAAGGTGGTTATCGGCATCGTCGAGATCTTTTTTACCTCGTTGGGTAAAATTTGTCTTGAGTTCTTCTATACCAATGTGTATGCACCTTTGAGAATCACCACTTGTGTTAATGCTCGCGGCGAGTAATTGTACTTGTACGACATTTTCGAGCGGTGTTGGTAAATGAAGTGTAAAATCTGTATTATCTGCACCGTGATCTAAGTTATCGAGTATAACCGTGTGATGTTCGTATTCGAAATCGGGTAAAGTGGACTGACTAGTCACTAAAGCCATTTATATATACTGGAGATTTTACTTCATCTTATAGCCCGCTTGTGCCGCGACCAATTTTTGGCCACCACAAACACCACCTCTACTGTCGGAGTAGTAGGAGTTTTTGAGACATTCTTCCTTGGATTCGAGGTCGAAGAGCGAACCTTCATCTGTTGTTTCGATCGTGACTGGGCTGTATCCGCTCGTTCTCAAAAATTGGAGAATGCAGATGAGGCCGAAGACGATCACAATTGCCTTGAGTGTATTTTTGTTTGTAGAGTTGAGTTTCATTTGTATTGAACATATATTTTTTTTATAAAGTGCGTTAAAGAAATTAGAATAGTTTCAATATAAAGATTAATGGACGGAGAGATTATACTTAATCGTAATGACACAAACGTTATGAAATTAGATGATAACGAACAGGCTCTTATGAACGAGATTGAAATCGAAGTTCCTCGACCTCAGCCTGTGAAAAAGCAAATGCCGAAACACATGCACACTCAGTTCACGCCACCACCAGTACAGACTTTCCAGGAAGACATTGATTCTTTTGCAAATCCCGATAAACAAAACCGACCCTCGGTTCCGCTAACTGAGGAACCCGTTGATTATGGTGAGTACGAAGTTGAACCAGAACCGGGGTATCCATATGATTATGGCGTACCCGACGGTGGTATGGAAGAGGATAAACCATCACCTGGTTTTAAAACTATCGACGAGGAGAAGGCCGATCTCGTAAACAAACTTGGTCGGTTAGAAAAAAAAGGTTTTACGGTGAATAAGCGTTTGAATGCATATTCACCTATAGATGAACTTAGAACAGAAGTTAAGAGAATTACATATAGCATAGACGTAGATAAATCGATAAAGTTTTCGAGACGTATGCTTATTGCATGTACGACGGGTCTCGAGTTTTTGAATAAAAAATATAACCCGTTCGAAATTCAGCTCGACGGTTGGTCCGAGAATGTCATGGAGAACGTCGATGATTACGATGAAGTTTTTGAGGAACTTTACGTGAAGTATAGAACGAAAATGCACGTCGCCCCAGAAGTTAAACTTATAATGATGCTTGGTGGATCAGCTATGATGTTCCACTTAACAAATAGTATGTTTAAATCAGTCATGCCGAACATGAACGATGTGATTAAACAGAACCCCGAATTAGTACAAAATATGATGTCGGCCGTTCAAAATACGGTCCCTAAGTCGCAACAACAGGGTGACGATAAGGTAGATGCAAACGGAAGACGTGAAATGCAGGGTCCAGGTTTAGACATTTCGAGTCTTATGGGTAATATTATGATGCCACCACAACCTTCCATGAGCACAACGCATTTGAATAAACCAGACGATGATATGGTCGATTTTGAAGACGATATTTCGGATATAGCCGAACCACCAGCAGACGATATTAAGGGGACTAAGGGTGACGATGAAAGTGAAGTGAGGGAAGTTAAGGTTACTCAGACCAAGTCTAAACGCGGTGGTGGTAAGAAGAAAAAATCGGTCGAAATTAATTTGTAAGTAATATATAAATGATAGGATATTGTCCTTTAGACGAGGAACCTATTGAGAGACCTTCATGGAGTCAGGAGGAATCGATACCTCAGCCAAGGGTAGCAAGACGTCGTCGCGAGATAACGTCTTTCCTAGGCGAGGACGATACCGAATGTAATTTTCTCGTTATGTTTTTTATCGTGGGTGTTATTACACTCGCGATTATGGATTCGCTTCCACTAAAAAAGTAGTGGGTTAAACCATCTACCATCCTGTTTGTTCCAGCATGGTAAATGTGATTTTACTTAATTTTATTTTAATTGTTCGGGTACGACGTATCCGTCACTGTCAGTCCAATTTGTATCGTACATGTGTTGATCTTTTCTTTCGCCTATAACTAACCAACTAACATTTGCGGTAGAAGACGCGTTTTGACACGATATTGTAAGAGTGTTTCCAGATACGGACCCTTTCACTGCGTCCCAATCGGATTCGTTCGTTGTAAAACACTGAGTGTTTCTATTCAGCGCTTCAAATGTACCACTTGTCATTTTAGAAACGGTATCTAAGTTTATAGAAGCACTTCCATTTACTAGATCAACTTTACCTCTGTATATGAGATCGGCTTTTGGACCTTCTATGAAAGAGTGGTAAAGATTGTGTGTATTACTCATACTTGTAAGTGGGTGATCAATTGTAAATGAACCACTGGATTTTGTAATGTTGCCATTAACATGAAGTGTAGAAAATGGATTATTGGTTCCGATACCAACATTACCATTACTGAGTATTGTTAATCTTTCTGTATCTGATGTACTAAAGACAAGATTATTACTACCTATTTCTGATAAACCTCGTGATTTTATAAAACCACCGGCTATTATGGCTTGATCTGGTGCGCCTTCATTATACAGATCAGCGGCCGAGTTATAATCTGGTACAACTCTTTTACCTGCATAATTGGTACCATCGGTAGCTATAAAACGTTTGAAGTTACCAAGTGCATAACCGTCCGTACCTTGATACCCTGTTTGAAAACCTGCACTTCCAGGTACGTTACCAAAATATACATCGTCCATAAAAGTTACGGTACGCATAGTCCATGGACCATACGTGTTAGTTGACCATAGATCGGTACTATTACCTCCTGTTGATTGTGCTTGAAGGGTTTGTGATACACCGTTTATCCATAATTGTGTAGTTGCCGTACCAGTATTAGGAGTAGCACTCGGTGTATTATCGTATTTAACGCATATATGATACCATTTATCCTGATCAAATGTATATGATGTTGAATATGTCATATTAGCCGGAACGTTTTTATAGTTTATCGCAAAACCTGAACTTGTAACTATATGTGTAACACTATCAGGAGTACCTGCGTTGTTGTTTTTCACTCCGTATATTTGTTTATTGAAATAATTCTGTGACATTAATGGCATAAACCAATACGACGTTGTAATTATGCCATGATTACTAGATGTTAATTGATCGCCAGTTATAGGACAAAATACATCCATGAGCCTACCATTTGCATAATTAATGTGACTTCCATTAAAAACTAAAGCGTTATGTGTATCACTATAAGGCGAACCCCCTGAATTTAATGTTAATTTTAACTGGTATCTATGTTGTACCCCCGATCCATGACTGGGTTGTTTCCAATAAAATTGCCACCACGGGTTTCTTTCGTGTACATCATTTTTACAATACCAATCCCCATCTTGAAAGAAACAGTGTTTAGACATGGTATTATAATGTATAGATAAACCATCAACTATTACATTAGATGCTTCATGATTGTTTATAAAAAGTTTTCCACCTTGTATATCTTGTGAGCCTGCAACTACAAGCCTATGATTGATGAGAGGATTTGCCGGTGTATTTGGACTTTCGTGAGTTTTATCCGATCTTTGATTGGGGTAAGCTGTAGTCATGTCCAATCCATCATTTTCTTTGATATCAGTATCATCGAATTCGGGTACGCCTATACCAACGTTACCTAAACCCGTTAATGTTAATCTATTATAAATTCCACTCGCTTCTTCTAACGTTTTAGAAAAATCTTCACCGTTTTTAGACCATACTTGTCTATTTGAGTCCGCTGGTATGGGATTATTTTCAAATACCATACCCTCTAAACATATTGTTGGTGCTTTTAGCCGTATTCTATCTGGACCGTGTGTATTAGACCCTCTTACATGTCCCGATTTGTATATTAACAATTCAGTTTTATGAATATCACCCGTATACTGTGCCGTGTTTTGTATATACGTTTTGAATAAACCATTTTCCATGACTGGGTTACCAAACATGAGTTTTCCGGGTTTGGTATCTGAATCTAGATAAGACGTATCCCCACCTACTGTTAAACTTGAACAGTCTAGATTCCCTCCTAAACTTGTTTTTCCAATCATTTTTATCGTTGGTGTGAAACGTTTAAATGTAAATACGGTCGAACCATTTGACCAATTACGATCTGAACCCGTTTGTCTTTGTTCGTTTCCGTATAACTTTCCATCAAAGTATAAAGCTGAAAAGATTACAAATTCGCCATTTTTTGATATCGATGTAGGTAAACCACCGAACTCTTTACTTTCTGATTCTTCGTGGTAATTAACCCAGCTTTTACCGTTCCAATCCATTAAATTATATGTATTTGGACCTGCACCCAACCCACTACCGGGGGACCCTTGACTGACGTTTTGCCATGCATTTGTAGGTTGGCCTGGTTGGGGATTATATTCCCAATACACGGTATTTTCTACAAACCCATTACCAATTACAATACGCGTACCGTCGTAATTCATGTGTAAGGTAGCCCCGAACCCTACTGATGTATTTACTATTGGTTTATCGGTCATATAAATATATTGTGGTATTGATGAAGTCGCTGGGTCTTGTTCCCATTTTGCACTAAAAAAACATTGCCTACCTGGAGCTGAAGCTGCTATTATACTACCATCCCTATTTATAGCAACATGGTGTCCAAATGCAGCCTGTGTGCGTATTTTTTGTCCTCCGTTTTCTGCTGTATTATTTGTAACTCTCTTAACATTTGAAAATTCGGCTGAAAACGTTTCTGTATATGTAGGAAATCCTATATTTGTTGACCCCCATGGCATGGCACGTGAAGTCCATGTATACCCTCCTTGTCCGAATGTTCCGGATTCTTCATATACGCGTACCTCACCAGGCTCATACTGAGCAGTAGTACTGGTTTGTATCGATGGGTTAACCGATCCGGGGGCACCAATTATAACAACTTTGCCGTCTCCGGATATTTTACACGAATACCCAAACCCGGAATTTTGAGGACCACCTTCCGTTCTTCGATTTTGTATTGCGGAATCTTTGGGCCAACTATATATATAAACTTTGGGGTAAGTACTTGGATCTCCAATGACAAATCTAGAATCGTCGTCATCAGCTATATCTACGGACCAACCAAACATATCACTTCCTGAAATATAACTCGGGACGTTCGTGTTGGCGCTTTCTTTACGCTGTGCCCAAGTTGATCTATTGTTATTAGTCGCATCGAAAACATAAACCCTGTTATTTCCATACGAACCTATTACCAAAGTATCACCCGTTGCATCTATAGCAATTGAACATCCAAAATATGTTGTAGCGTTAGGGTTTCCCTCGGGGTCCTGTATCACTGTTCGAAATTGAGTACTTGTTTTATTGGATGTATATACATACACTCTTCTATTACCAGCAATTGCAAATACAGTACCAGCATTATTTATGGCTGAACACTGACCAAAAGAACTGTCTGTGAATGCTGGATTCACACCACAAGCATTTAAATTATCATATTCTGAAGGGTAAAGTTGAGGTACAAGTTCTTCAGACATTATAGTATATTAATCCATTTTAATTAGTCTGGATCAGCGTACGCACTTTTTGTGTTACTACCTATACCAAAATTTATAATCGTATTATTTCTTTCCCCTTGAATAGATATACCTGAAAGATTACCCCCATATCCTATGAAACCGCTAGACGATGAACTGAAAATATCGCCTGAGACCGACAATTTATGATCGGGGACTGTGTTCGATATACCAACATTCGAATCCCTATTTATAGTTGTACTATATGAACCAGTACCTGCGGTCCATAGAGATGATCCTCCACCACCTCCACCAAACGTTTGTGCGACCCCGTTAATCCTGAAACTACTACCAGTCGACATGTTAATATCACCTGCAACGTCTAACGTGTAACCTGGAGTCGTTGTCCCAATACCAATTTTACCACTATTATCAAGTATCATTTCCGGTGTCCACGTACCAATTTTCCCATGAATATCAATATTGGTAATATTTATTTGAGTACTGCTAAGTGCTATAGGTGAAACCTCATTCACAATAAATAAAATTCTATCGTAGGGATCTTCGTTATTTATATCCGGTGTTCTAGTGAATACGGTTTGTGTGTAACCTGTACCACCCCAATATATCCCTTTATCACCAGTATCGTATATAAGATTGTAGTTTACACCATCGTTACTACCGAAAGTATATGATATTCTCGGTTTATGAGAATTGTATTCAACGCCTATATCTAATTTTTCGACGAAAATTTTATTTGGTAATTGAATTTCTATCCATTCACCTTTATACCCGGGAACCTTTTCTGTTGTACCTATATATCCCCAATTATAAAGAGTATTGTTACCGGGAGACCAACTATTGTTCCATTGGTCATGTACATCATCAAACGCTCTCCACGCATTCGATGCACTTATAGATGCACTTACCGTATATCCAGATGAAGTATTAGACGTTAATGCAACTGTAGGAAAAACGGTGCTAGCACCGAGTTGGTATGTTCCCCACGTTGAAGATGATCTTGTTGCTCCAGAAATTCCAAATTTTGCGCTAGTTTGGTTATTAGCCCAATCTAAGTTTATACCAGATAGT